GAAGCGTACTACAGCGAGGAAGAGCGGAAGAGGATAGCGAGGGCTAAGAAGCTCCGCTGCATCGAGTGCGATTCCGCTAGGGCGTGGTGCGTCGGCGGGACGAACATGCAGACAGGCTACAGATTCGCGTGTGCCGTCTCGTGCTCTTTGTAGAGCACGTCTAGCCATTGTTTGATTATCATTCCGATTCCTTCCTCTCGCTACTTCCTGAAGCTCTTGAGATTGAAGACGTTGGCGATAGCCTTGCGCACGTTGAGGTCGTTTGAGATGTACCCGTTGGCCTTTATCTGCCTAACCTCGCCAGCTTCATTCTGGGCGAACGTCCCACGGTACAGGTAGTTGTCCCATACGGTGAAAGTCTCGCCCTGAACGGTGGTGGTGCGTTCGTTCGCGTGCTCGTAGCTGGGCTTGGTGTTGGTGCGGTTCATTTTTGATTTCCTTTCCCTTTCCTTCTGATACCTATAGTATACACCTATACGATATGATTGCAAGGGGCCGCTTGAAGTTTTTTCACCTGCTGGTTTACCTTCGCGACGAACCTCACGGCATCGCCCGCGTTCTTGCGCTTGACTTCCATGCACCAGATGAAGTCTGGGCCTTCGATGGTCACGAACCGCTCGCCGCCCTTCCTCTTGGGGGCCGCTAGGGCGAAAGCCCCCAGCAGCGCCATCCTCGTGAGCGTTAAGCGCGATTCAAGCTCGCGGCCTTCCTCGATTCGCGCGACAACCCCGTCCAACGGCTTCGAGCCATCGCCAGACTGCGTGTGAATGATGCACGTCTTGCGCAGAATCATCTGGTCGAGCATGCCTTCCCCGCTGAGGATTGCGATGACGGGGTTCTCCATGGCCTTGATTCTCGCCTGCTCCCGCTCCGCCTTCTTCTCCGCCAGCTTGCGAATGCGCGAATGTTGGTTTCTCATTGCTGACACCTCTCATACGTCTTGTCGAATATGTCTGGCTTGCATGGATACAGCTCGCCATTGATGCCCTTGATGATGTAGTCACCGAGGTTCGCATTCATTTCGCCCTCAAGCGTCCTGATGGTGCATTCGACTGGGTAATCTGGATCTACCTTCTGATACACCACGCCGCTCGCAATCGCGTCGGCGAACCACTGGGGGTAATCTCGCCTGTGCATCGTGTGCATCAAGATTTGAAAAGCTTCGACCTCGACTTGCCTTTTGCGGTACTTCGTCATCGCTAGCACTCCTTCGCTGCAACTTTCTCTTTACTCTTTCTCTCTGGGATTCGCAGTGACGGCCTGTCTCTCGATGGTTTGTGCCGTCTGACCTTTCCCTTCCTGATGTATATAAGTATATACCGATATTTAAGAAAAGGGAAGACTTATCGGTGATTTTTTAAGCGGCAATTCCTGGTACGGGAAGCCCCATTCTAAAGCTCGATGAAGGTGAACATATTCCAATTGAACTTCGCGCGCTTTCCGAAGGCATGCACGTAACCTCCAGCGGTGTTCGTGTCGTTCATCGCGAAAACGGCGAACGGCCTGCCGCCGAAGTCGTGATCTTCAGCGATTTCCTCTGGGACGTTGTAAACCGTGAAGTCGTAATCCTTCGCCTTGAATCCGTCCCACGGGCAGAAGCCGCAGCGGATGCCGTGGCGGTCTTCCCAGGCGCTTTCCTCGCCGCCGAGGAACCAATCGCAGCTCGCCACCTCGTATCCCCAGTGGTTCGACTTGCGGAACACGCCGCCTTCCGTGTACCAGCACTTGCTGCCGCTGTCGCTTACATAGTCCGCTTCGCGCTCGGGCGCTTCCGCGTCGTTCCAGTGCGCTTCGGTTCCCATGTAGAAGTTCTCGCTGCTGTACATTGCCTTTCCTTTCCCTCTTGACGCTTATAGTATACACCTATATACCGTAGTTGCAAGTCAGATTCGGGAAAAACTTCTGCTAGTACCAGCCTTTTTCGCCCGCGATGCGGAGGAAGTCGCCACGTGCGTCGTGGTACGCGGCCTTGGTCACTGGCGAAAGCCCCATCGCGTCCATGTACTCGTCAACGGCCTTGCCGTCCTCGTACTCGCATACGTCATCGTCAAGGCCGAAGCAGCTGAGCACGTCCCAGTCGGCCTGCCAGTTGATGTGGTACTCGTGGTTGCCCATCTCGTAGAAGAAGGCGTCGTATGCCTGCTCGTAGTCCTTGATGAAATCGCGCTTCATATCGTCCACCGCATGAAGCTCACTCAGGATGTTATCGAGGTCGCTCTTAAGGCAAAACGCCCCTGCTCCCATCCTGATTAGCTTGTCTCCCTTCATGTCCTGTAGGCTCAAGCCCATGTCATCGAGCGCTTTGTCTAGCTGCTCGTTGCTGAACGCGAATATCATTGGCAGGTCGTTGACCCTCTTCTGAATCATGTCGCTAAAATCCTTGTATTTCATTCTCGAATCTTCCTTTCTCTCGTGTGTTGTCTATCGGTAATCCTCTACCTTGCAGACCTTGCGTGCGCACGGGCCTGTTGGATTTCCCCAGCCCTCCCAGACGAACCCGTATGCCACGGTGTATCCGTCCTTTCTCGCCTTCTCCGCCTTGCGGTTGATAAAGCGGATGCGCTCCATGAGTTCGTTGTTCATTTCGTGTCCCTTTCTCCGTCTGCTTATCTAGTTTATGGCAACTAGCCTGTGCGCCGGCATTCTGCGCTGGCGGGTGATACCGTCTTGCATGCTCTTGAGCATCGCGGTGACGGTCTTTCCCGTCTTGCTAGGCTCCACCGAAATGACCTTGGACTTGTAACCGTAGTTCCAGACCGTGACCATTCCAGCTGTGAGCTGGGATGCTTCAATCGCCTTGACGTTCCCGATGCCCTGAAGGTGAAGCTTGTCGCTCATTTTCGTTTTCCTTTCTCTCTCTGAGGAATCGCATTTACGGCCTGTCTCTCGATGGTTTGTGCCGTCTGACCTTTCCTCTTCGTATATAAGTACACACTAATACCGCCTGAGATGGAAGCGCTTTCGTACGAAATTCGTGCGGTAATTTATTCCGTGGTAAATTCTTCCGCACAAGAAAAAGGCCCCCAGAAATGGGGGCCTTTTTCTACCTTACAGAGAATATGGGCGCGGCCCGCAAGTTGCGAGCCGCTAGAGAAAGGAAACGCCGAAATGGGCGCAGCTACATTCTACCACGAAGGAACCTGCGGAGCTGCTTTGCTGGTGAAGTGCGCTCGTAATGCATCCGTCTCGCTATCGTCTCCCAGCTCTTCCCTTCGAGGGACCGCATGATTGCTATTGCCCTGATGCGCGGGTCTGGGATTGATGCTATGAATGCCATGACCTCCAACCTCGCGGATTCGACCGCCCGCGCCTGAGCGTCAATCGCCCTCAGCAGATCAGGGCTGCCCTCTTCGGCGGCAACCCTGCGGAGCGCGTCAAGCTCCGCCTTGAGATGCACGGCCTGCGAAAGCTCGCGCTCGGTCACAGCCCCAACAGCCCCATGATCTCGGCGTTCTGCGCGGCCTTCGCCTTCCTGCGGTCGCGGCCAGTGACGGTTATAGGGACGCACATCTCGATTAATCGGCTGAAAACCCGCTGCTTGCGAATGTCCGTGGTGCCCGAAAGCTCCTGCACGGTCAGGTTCGTGGTGACGATCAGCGGAAGCCCCGCACGATATCGCGCGTCGATGATGTTCATCACCTGCTCGGCCATGAACTCGGTGTCGCGCTCAGCGGCCAGATCATCGATTATCAGCAGGTCGAAATCGTTCAGGCTGTCGATGTACCTCTGCCGCCCCTCGAACGATTCGTTGATGACGTTCACCAGGCGGTTGAAGTTGGTCATCATGCAGGGCGTTCCCGCGTCTATGAGCGCGTTGGCAACGCTGGCGGCTGCGTAGCTCTTCCCCGTGCCCACCGACCCGCAAAGCATAAGGCCCTTGCCCGATTCGAGCATGCGCGGGAAGTTCGCGACGTAGCGCTTCATCACGTCCATGATTTTCTCGTTGCCGCCATCGTCGTTCTCGAAAGTCCACGCCCGCATCTCAGCATCGGGGAACCCAGTGCGGCGCATCATGTCGAGCCTGTGCATTCGCTCAGCCTTGCGCTTCTCCTCCTTCTCGCGCTCGTAGCCCTCGGCTTCGCAGCGGCACATGCAGTAAGGTTTTATTATCCGCCCGCCAAGCTCCATCTCGCATTGCTTCGGCGTTCGGCACTTGCCGCACATGAGGATGCCGTTCTCGATGTAATCGCCCTCGTTTCGGCAGTTGGACCTAGCCGCCGTCTCGGCTATGCCTTTAATCAGTTTGTTAGTGTCCATTTCGTTTGCTCCCTTCTCCTAGCACTGGATGATGTTTTGCATCCATGCTTCCTCGTCTTGCTTCTCTTCCTCGGTCTTCTCCCAGCGCGATTCGTTGCTGCTAGTCATATTGCTCCGTGATTCGGAATCGCGTCTTGCCCAGTTGCGAATGGTGGCTAGGTGGCTCTTGTACGTCTTGCCCGTTGAAGCCATGTAGGCGCTAAGCCGCTCGATTCTCTCTTCCCAGTCAGTCGGGAACTCCGCTTTGAGCTTCGCCAAATCGGTATCGCTCAGAAGAACGTTGGAATATTCGCCGTACTTGTGGCGCGGCTCCTTCTTCGGTGCACTTATATTTGGTTTATATGTGGTTTCATTTGTGTTTATATCTGGTATAGGTTCGCCCTCTGGGGCATTTTCATTTTCCATATAGGTAAAATTCATTTGCCCTTTTGTATAAATGGAAAGTCCCTTTTCGGCAAGTGCATACCACCTCGTGCGGTCGTAGGCCGACTTGTTGTAATTGCCGACTAAAATCATCCCGCCTTCTTCCAGCTTCTTCAACGCGCCGCGAATCTGCTTGTCCGTAAGGTACGGGAAAAGCTCGGCGAACGCCCTGACGGAGTTGTATGTCCAATACCTGCCGTCGTGGAAGTTGGTTTCATTGGCGCGGTTGTGCTCAATCCAATACGCAAGGTTCTGGAAGATGATCGCCGCATTGACCCCGTATTCTTTGGCTATTTGCTGGTCGAACATATGCAGTTCCATATAAAACGCTCCTTATATGCGAAAGCCCCGTCACAGGTTGCAGCTGCGACGGGGCTTTCTATTTTCATGCCGTTAAGGCTTGAAAAGCTATGTCATTTGCAAGGCTGCAACCCTCGCGTTCCTATATTATAGCATCACGATTCCTCGATGTTTACGTGATTGATGTACGCCATCAACTTTTTCTTCAGCTTGTACTCGGCAGTCTTGAAGCCCTTGCAGTCCTCGACGACCCGCTTGCCGTCGCGGTAGTAGACGAAATCGGCGATGTACTTCATCCCACGATATTTCACGCCATCGCATTCGAAGCTCGGCACAAGCTCGAAAGGCACCTGAAGGTGCAAGTGCTGAATCTCGCCCGCATCCTCCAACGCGCGGAGCTTGGTATACCGCTTGGCTTCCTTGGCGCTGTCGAACTCGATTCCGTCAACGACCATCTTCTTCGCATGGTATTTACTTCCCCGTGCTGCCAAAGCCGTCACTTCCCCTCTCGGAATCCTCCAGATCGTCCACCAGGTCGAACTGGACGTACTCGCATGGCACGATTACCAACTGCGTAATCTTGTCGTATTGCTCAATTTTATAAGGCTCGTCCTCGTGATTGTAGAGCTTCACCTTTATCGACCCAGTATATCCCTCGTCGATAACGCCCTCGGACGTGATGCCGTGCTTGACGTTCAGCCCAGACTTGCTCTTCAGCATACCGACGTATCCGCGCGGCAGCTGGATGTGCACGCCCGTGTCGATGACGCGCGAACCCCTCGCGGGAATTACCGTGCGGATTGGCGAGTATAGGTCTGCCCCCGCATCCGTGCCGTGGGCACGCACAGGGATGTGCGCATATTTATCGAGTTTGATTTTCATTTCTCGTTCCTCCTAAACGTAGTTACGCCCGAATATGCTTTTAAATTCATCAATTGTCCAGCCGTAGTGCTCCATTGCGCGGCGCTGCGACACCTCTTGCAGGTACTTCTCGAACTGGCGGTTGAAGTGAACCGCATAGTCGCTCATGTTGTGGGCTTCTGGCGGCAGGAAGACGTACAGGCCAAGCTCGATTGACTTCCTGCGGTTCGGGCCGTGGAATACCTCGTGCCGCACGAGCCACGGTTCGCGATGGTCGAACCAGCGAATAAATACCCCGTGCCGTTCGTCGTACCACTCGCCGCACCCGAGAATGCTGTGCTCCTTCATTCCTCGCCCTCCACGTACCTCAACCTTGCTATTTCCTCGCGCGTGAGCACCGATATGCCCTGCGCTTCGCATTCCTCCCGCGCCCCGTCGATGAGCCGCGAGAACTCCGACGAGTCCATGCGCGAGGAGCCCTTGTAGACGCGGTAATGCGTGAACTCATTACCACCAGCGAAGCCAGAGCCGATTTCCTCGTAATAGCGAAAGTAGCCAGACACGTCGATGTCGGAACGCACGCTCACGACCTCGTATGGAGCATGCTCCTTGAGCATCCTGAAGTGAAGCTCCGAGGTCGGTATTCGCAAGACTCGCCCCAACTGATTGAGCATCGACCAGTAATAGGCATTCTGCGTGAGCGTGCGCTTGCGCTTGCGCTCCTTGATCTCGTAAAGCTGCTCGCCCTTCGGTTGCTCGAAAAGCCAATGGATGATCTCCTCGGCTGTGCCGATCATGCCGCCGATCATCTCGCGTCACCTCCTTTCAATAAGGGAGCGGGGCGCTTCAGAGCGTCCCGCCGATTAGATTAAAACGGGATGTCGTCGTTGTAGATGCTCGGCGCGGCCTGCTGCGGTGCGGGCATGCCGCCGAACTGCTGCTGCATAGGCTGCTGCATAGGCTGCTGCGGCTGTTGCTGTACTGGCTTGCTCGCGGTCTGTCCCTGCTGGCGGCTCATGAACTCGATCTCGTCCACGAAGACCTCGATCTTGCTACGCTTCTGGCCGTCGCGTTCCCACTGGCTCCAATGAAGCTTTCCTTCGATGGCTACCTTGCTTCCCTTGGAAAGGAAACGGGAAACGCTCTGTGCGCGAGCACCAAACATAGTGCAATCGATGAAGTTGGGGTAATCTTCCCATTCACCCGTCTGCTGGTTCTTGCGACGATCGTTGACTGCAATTCCGAAACTCAACACAGCCGTCCCGCCCTGCGTGTTGCGAAGTTCAGGATCGCGCGTCAAATTTCCAATAATTGAAACATTGTTGAAGCTCATTATTCGCCATCCTCCTTGTTCAGCTCTTCGACATTGTTGTTCAGCTCTTCGAGCTTTTTGTCGTAAGCGTCCCCCAGTATATGTCGAAGAACGGCGCTGGTTGTCGTATCGTTCCACACGAGATATTTCCCAAGCCAGTCGGCTTTCGCCCTGCTGAGCAGAACATCCTTGACCATTTCCATATCGAATTTAGCCTTCAGCAGGCTTTCAAATTCAGCTTTCGTGATTTGTACCATGTTATCCATCCTTATCATTCCTCTCTCTATTTGTCGGTTGCGAAGACGAAAGCCCTGCAACCCTTCGTTTCGTTGTAGATGCTCAGCCCCGTTATCTGGCCGCTCTCGATGCGCACCTTCTCGCAGCGGAACTTGTCATAACATTGCATGCGCCCGTTCTTGCCCTGCTTGATGGTGCACTTATCGGAAGATACCCAGATGAAAGGTGCGGTGTAAAGCTCGCGCCCGATGCCGAGCATGAACCCGGCACGCTTGAATGCGTCGCTCGCCCTGCCCTTCTCGGCTTCCACGTTGGAAGGCGAGCCGTTCGACTGCTTTGCAACCCACTGGGATTTTTCCGCATCCCAGATTTCGATTGTGCAGAACAGCTCATCATAGATGCTCTGGTAGCTGTCGCGCCACCCCGTCATGCCGAAAGTCTCGTCAAGGATGCGCATGTCGCAACGGCTATCCTTGTAAAGAAGAAGCGCCACGCCATTTTGGCTGCATTGCGCCACGCGCACCTCTATCTCGTCTGCCCTCAACTCGCGCATGCTATTTCACCTGAAGGCTCTCGTTGGTGACGATTTCGGCGTGCTCGATTTCGCGTCCTTCAGCAAGAGCCGCCTTGATTGCCGTGCGGTTCGGCGTGGGCTCCTTGAATGTCAGCAGATCGTCGGCGTGCTCCTGCGCCCATGCCACAAACGAGTCATCGACCTGAACGCTCTTCGCTTTGCGGTAGCTGCAACGCACCTTGGGCGATTCGAACTTCTCGCCTTTCAGCGCGTAAACAAGAAGGCTCTTGATGCGCTCGGCCTTGTTCTCCACCGCCTTGCGGCGCTGTGCGAGGTTCGCTTCCTCTTCCTTCATTGCCTTGGCTTCGGCCAGGAGGTTCTTGTAGAAGCAGCCGATGTTCTCGACCTTCTGCGTGCGCTCCATCTGCAATTCGTCGTAACGCTTCTCGTCCTCGATTTCGCCAGTCTCCATATCGACCAGCGATAGGATCGCATCGTCAATGTCGTAAATGCTCATACCCATGTCGTTACCCCTTTCTCTTTCAGTTCTTCGAGCTCTTCCTCGGTATAGAAAACGTCTTGACCTGCGAAAAGCTCGTTAATCAGGTCGTACAGAGCCGTCATGTGCTCCTTTGTCGGGTTGCCCCTCTCCATAATCGTCACCGTCCCCGAAAAGATAGTCGAGCGTGTAGGTCGCGTCGTTGCGCTCTTCAAGCTCCGATTGGATTGCAACCATCTCGCCAAGTCTGAACTGCTGCTTGCCGTTCAGCAAGCGCCAAAGCGTCGAGTAGTTCATCCCGACTGCGCCCGCCATCTTTGTATTCGACATGCCAGCGCGTACGATCTCGGCCTTCAGATTTTCGTACATACACTCACCCCCTTATGTGCTCAGTGTGCGCACTTATGTGCTCTAACAATTTCCATTATAGGCAAGAACTTTCAAAATTAAATAGGTTTTTCTAAAAATGTTAAAACTTACTTTCATTTTTTGCGCACTTTAGTGTTTACAGTGAACACCTATAGATTATATAATTATCTCAGCAAACGTGGTAACGCCAACGTTTAGCGGGGAAAGGAGTCGAAATTTGGATGGCATTTACTGACAATTTGCAGGCGCTAATGAGCGCAAAAGGGATTTCCCGTCGAAAATTGGCGAAAGAATGCGGGATAAGCCCAAGCGCGGTGAACTCATGGTTCAACCGCAGCGCCGAGAACATAAGCCTTCCGACGCTCAAGAAGCTGTCGGAATACTTCGGAGTAAGCATCAAGGAACTTGTCTACGGAAACGAAACAAGGCGCGAGATAACGTTCTCCACGCCGAACTACACCAACGAGGAATTGGAGCAGATAGCGCAGTACGCGATGTTCCTGAAGCAGCAGAGAAAGGATTGATTATGAATGGCATACGCAATGTATTTGAGAAAATCTAGAAAGGACGATGACACTGGCATCGAGGACACGCTGGCAAGACACGAGAAGATGCTTCAGGATCTGGCAGACAGAATGGGCATCCTAGTCTGCGAGCAGGACGTTTACAGAGAAGTCGTGTCAGGTGAAAGCATCGAAGCGAGACCGCAGATGCAAAGGCTGCTGAAGCACGTCGAACTTGGCGAATATGATGGCGTGCTGTGCGTGGAGCTTGAACGATTGAGCCGAGGAAACGGTGAAGACCAGTCGAGGATCTTGAAGGCGTTCCAGTTCTCGGATACGAAGATCATCACCTTGAACAAAACATACGATTTGGCAGGGGAAGACGAATTCGATGAGGAATTCTTCGAATTCGGCCTGTTCATGAGCCGTCGAGAATACAAGATGATTAAGCGAAGATTGCTTCGCGGAAGGATGCAGTCTCAGCAGGATGGTTACTTCATCGGCGCTACCCCTCCGTTCGGATACGACAAGATGAAGAACCCAGACGGCAAGGGCTGGATTCTGATACCGAACGAGCAGACTCCAATCGTCCAGATGATATTCGAGAGATACGCCAGCGGAGAATCTGCAGCGAGCATAATGCACGAGCTGAACAGAATGGGAATCCAGCCGTCGAAGGTTTACGACACTGCATGGACGAGCCACAGGGTGCGAGACATAATCAAGAACAGAGTCTATCTTGGCGAGATAAACGTCAAGATAAAGCGCACAGAGAAGCGCATCGAAGACGGAAAAATAATCGAAAGCCGAGTGAGAAACCTGAACCATGGCACGGTGAAGGGCAAACACGAGCCGATAGTGAGCGTCGAAACCTTCAACAAATGCCAGGAACTTCTCGCAATGAGAAGCACGAGACAGGCTGTGAGCAAACAGCTATCGAACCCTCTCGCATCGTTCCTGCATTGCTCGAAGTGCGGTAAGGTCATGAGACGCACGACCTACACATGGAAAGGCGTGACCACGGAACACCTTCAATGCTCGACCTTCAAATGCGAAACACGCAATTCCAGTCTTCCTATGGTTGAGAATATGATATTGGACGCGCTGAAGGATGAGCTGTCGAGACAGCTTACCGTTCTAGCCGAATATGGCGGTGTCGAAGCAGATGACACGGACGAAAAGGCACTGGAGATAGTTGAATCGGAGATAGAGAAGAAAGACAAGATGCTCGATAGGGTTGACGAGCTTTACGAGCTTGGCGATTACAGCCGAGCCAAATATCTTGACAGGTCGCAAAAGCTCCAATCGCAGAAAGCGGACCTACTGCGACAGAAAAGCATGCTGGAAGATAAAATCGCGCAGCGTGAAAGCAAACAGAAAAAAGCAGTACCCATCTTGACCAAGGTATTGGATGAATACCACAGTCTGGATACTGCCTATAAGAACAGATTATTGAAGATGATCATTGAAAGAGTAGATTACACGAAAACAGAATCGGGAAGCCAAATCGAACCGCAGCTAGAGTACACTTTACGAATCTGATTCGGCTTCCCTCTCTTTTAAAGCTATAAGGTAGCATTGAGAATCCGATTTATCGGATACCCAATGCTACCAGAGAACGAAAGCCCATCGTTTGAGGGGCTTTTCTCGATGTTTCGAGTGAAGCCTATGCTGTTCTCTTCCACATGTAGACGGTCAAATACGGGGGCATGTTGTCGTACGCCTTGTTCCCGCCAGTGTACAGTGTGTTGACGTTGCCGCTGTAGCCCTTCTTGTCGTTCGCCTGAACCGTCATGGACGAGGTTGTCCCGCCCGTGGTGTTGTAGTTGTCGAGAGTGTGGTTGTGCGACGGCATTTCGGACGTTGTGAGCTGGTGAACTGCTTCGCCGCCAGTGCTGCCAGCCGCATATGTCGAATCGGCTCCGAGGAGGAAGCGCCCGCAGATGCGCTCCCATGTCCCACCGAACAATGCAGCGGGGTTCGCGTCGATCACGCTCAAGTAGATTGCCCCGACTGGGTACGCGCCCTGCGCGGTGAGCCATGCCGAATCGCCGAGTTGCAGAACGTCCGATTGGCTTGGTAGGCAGTTCACGCCGACGCTGGATTTCTTGGTATCGATGAAGAACGCGGGGATGCCCTTGCCCAAAGTCAAGTTGTATTCGGTCGTTTCCAGCTTGTCCGCGATGGTCACAACGAAGTCGTAGGCAGAATCCCTGTCGCACGTCACCGTGGATTGAATTGAATCCTCCAGCTCGATTGGCGTTCCGTAGCTCGAATCCGAAACCTTCTTGAACTTCGCCGTGATGGTGACGGAGTTCTTGCCGTTTAGATACGAGTACCGCGCGTTAGCGGTGATGTATGTAGTCGGCTCGAAGTTGTTCAGGCGGTGCAGGTCGATGACAGCAGTAGGTGCGCTGTAATCATCTACGGTCACCTGAACAGATCTGCTAGCGGTGAACCCACGGCTGTCGGTTACCGTGACTGTCAGCGCTTGAGAATACGAAACGTCCACAGTGCCGATCGAAACAGCACCAGCGCTCTGCACCTTCTTCGACACGCCGCCGAACGCGATGGTGTAGCTCGCGATGGTCGCGCCCTTCTTCGCCGTGGCGGTCGGAATCGTCACGGTCAACGCTGAGTGGTTCTGGACGATGCGCGACTTGTCCCCAGTCACCGCCACCGTTGCCGCGTTCGTGTCCTCGTATGAGACTGCCCCAAGCTCGGGCGCTGCGTCAACGACTTTCATTTTCCTTTCAGCCCGCGAGTAGTACGCGGTGCCGTCGATGGTCGTTTTAAGCGCGTAGACCACCTTGAGCGTCGGCGAGTTCCTGCTGGCATTGCGCAGGGTCGTGCGCTCGGAATCGGTGAGCTGCATCGTGTACGAGCCGCTTGCGCCGCTTGCAGCTCCAGCCCTCGTGATGCTCCCGCCAGCGAACTCGATTGAAACGTCGCAAGAGAACGAGGACGGGTTGCTGTAGGTGAGCGTCGGGTTCGTCTCGTCCGTGAAGTCGTTTGCGGTAACGATGGTCGCGTTTCGCGCTATCCTGTCGAGCGAGATGGAGCCAGATGCCGTGATGCTCCCGACCTTCTTGCCGTCGATCGTGGCGTTGATGTTGAACGTGTCGGAAAGCTGCGCGGTCTTGGTTCCGTCAGCGTCATGCGAAACCCTGTGGACGGTCGTTCCGAGAAGGACGGAGCCGCCCTTCTGGTTGATGGATCCAGAAGTGTATCCCTGCGAGACACCTCCTACCGAACATGTGTTCGTGCGCGAACCGATGTTCAACGAGTACGCAGATCCTATCACGAGCGTGTGCTTGACCGTCACGTCGGAATAATTGCCAGCCGAGTTCTGAACCGCGCTCCAATCAGCGCGCAGCGTGTACCCTCGGTACGCGCCTGTGATGCTGCCACTTGATGCCATTCGATTTCCCCCTTCCTATGCAAGCGCGACGAACGCGATTCCCGTGCTTGCGTCCGTCTTAATCGGTACCATCTTCATCAGACCGCCGATAGCTAGCGAGCTGTTGATGTATCCGTTCGCCATGTAGAAAACGCCGTCCGTCACGCCGTATGTGGCGTTACCCTGCGCGTCATAGCCGACAAGGCCCTGCGAAGCGTTGATCTCGATGCGCGAGCCGTCGTTGGCCCACATGCGAAGCCCGTCCTTGTCGAGCTGCCCCAGAAGCGAGCCGCCCGCCGAGCGAACCTCCATCACACCGTTTCCGTTTTCGCTTCCGCCGAGCTTCAGCGTTCCGCCCTTGATCAGGTCGGCCACGAAGTTGATGACGTTGATGTTCTGCATGTTCATCGTGCCGTCAATTCCCCACGCGCTCTCGAAAGTCCCCGCGATTCCGTTGCGCGAGAAGGCGATGCCGTTGTCGTTGATCATGATGACGTTGTGCGCGTCCTCCTTCGGCAACGAGTCCAGCACCATGATCTTCGAGCCGTCGTAAATGACGTAGGAAGCCCCCAGCGACTGCGTGATTGTCTGTGCGACCGTATCGGCAACGCCTTGGATGGCGTTGTTGACCGTGCTCTGCGCGGCGCTCTGCGCAGACGATTGGAGCGACCCAGCAAGGCCGTTGAGCGTCTTCTGGAAGTTGCCGAACTCAATCTCGGTGTACTTGCCGAGAATGCAGTCGTAGGTGAAGCCGATGACGTTTGTCAGGATGCGCACGCCAAGTCGCTCGTCGATGACCTCCACCGTGTCACCGATGTCGGTCACGCGCTCCATGTCGGCCTTCAACGTATAGTTGACCTTCGGGACGCAGTTCTTGTTGACGTAATCCTGCGCCTGCCTTCTCAGATTATCGACCAGGGCCTTGCGGTAGGCAGTCTCGTCTTCGCCGTAATCTTCCTTGTTGATGTCCGATTGCGAGAACGAGACGGTCTTCGTGTACGGGATGCTCCACTCCTGCTCGCTCTCGACGTAGATTGATGCGCTAGCGTCCTGGTCGTTGAGAAGGATGCCGTCCGCGCCGACTGGCAGCAGCTTCGTGACGACACCGCTCCAATCTTCCGCGCACGTAAGCTCCTTCAGGTTCTTGCGATACCTGACGGTCACGCCGTTGTCTGCGCCGATTGACTGGCGAAGCTCGATGCGGAAGTTGTCACGCACGAGATGCCCGCCCCAGCGCTCGATGACCGTCTGGATCGCTTCGTATAGCGACTTGCGGACGCAGCGGAACGAGTCGATCGTCTGTACGTCCGAGATTGTGACGAACTCGCTCCTCGGCTCAGTTGCCTCGTTCAGGTGGTCGAGAGCCGCGTTAGCGGTCATGTCCACGACGTAAGAATCCGCGATGAGGTAGTTCTTTGAGTCATAGAAGACGTGCCACGCCTTCAGCGAAACCTTGGTGCTCTTCTTCGTAACGTCTGAGATGCGGAACGCCTGCGCCCCCTGCGGCGTGTCGGCTACGATTATCCGCCCGCTGGTCAGATAATCGGCGTACTTTGCGCTAGCTTCCAAGTCCAGATAGTAATCGCCGTTGTCCTTCTTGGTCACCTTTGCCTTCGCCGGAAGAATGACTATATCGCCGTTGGTGGTGAAGCTCTTGTCGGTTGATTCGAAAACCCTAATCATAAATGCACCTCCCTATATGCAAAGGGGGCGCATCGCTGCACCCCCTGAGCGTTCAATCTTTCTACGGCTCTAAAGCTCGATGCCGTAAATGTCCTTGTAAGCCGCCTTGGTGGCTGCTTGGTACTTCTTCGGGACGCTGTCGAACGTCCTGAGTCCCTTGTAGATGAGACGAGCGTAGATGTAACCCATTTTATGCCCCTTCCACGATGGCCGCGAGAGCTTCCTGCAGCTCGCTGATCTGCTCGGCGTTGATTTCGTCCTGTTCCTTCACGCGGTTGGTGAAATGGACAACGACGTTCTCGCCGTCAGTCTCGGCCTTCACGGAGACGGGCACGAGATGCTGTGCGGCAGCGCCGTCGAACTCCGCGCCCTTCAGGTTGTCCTCGGTGAACTCGGCGCGGATTGCGTCAAGCTCCGCGAAGGTCTGCACGACCGCCACGCAATCGAGAGCGGTGCTCGAATCCGTGAAGTCGTGGGTCTTGCCGTCTGCGAATTTCATTGTCTTCGCCATGCTTCTTCTCCTTCATCTCATACGCTAAACGTATAGTATTTCCAACGTGATGTTATATTCTTGCGACACGGTAGCGCGTAGCAAGACCGTGTCCTCATACCAATTCGAGACAACGAGAATCGCCGCTTGAGCAATGGCCGAGTACCTGCAAGTCACGTGCTTGATTCTCGAAAAGTCCACGGGCCACGTGACGTTAAAATCTCTGCCGCCTGTTCCAACGGTAAGGTTGTTCACGAGATCCAGCGTAGTGTGTTTAAGCGTGGGCCCGATGCCTTCAAGCTCTCCACCGACCGTCGTAGCGATCGAGTTGGAATCTGAGATGGCGTTGCCCTTGGCAATTGAAGCCGTCACCTTGCGCAGTACGCCGCTAACGACAACGTAATCGCCTACTGCGTACGCCTGCGAAGCGGTAGCCGAAGATTCTACCGCCGCGCTCGGGACGATTTGGCGCTGAAGCGAAATGCTGTCTGAGTTGTTGATAGTGAAAGTGCTCGTGGTATCGTCGGTGTACGTGATTGTGTAGGTATCGACAGAGCCAGTCGTGTCAGTCTTTTTGATGCTGGTGATTCCTCGCCCGTTCTTTCCCTTGATGTTGCCGATTAGTGTCTTTGCCATATCATCACCCCTCTGTCACATAGTATAAGTTGCCAGTCGATGGATCGTATTCGAAATCTGGCACCTTGTCTGAATCCGAATGGTAGACCCACAGGTTCCCGTCAGAATCAACGCCCATGTTGAAAAGCCCAGAAACGGGCACCGAAATTGTGTTTCCAGTGTCTCCCTTTTCACCTTTCTCGCCGTCGCGACCGTTCGTGACGTAGAAGCTGCTCTCCGTCCCATCCGTCAGCTTGACGGTGTACGTATCTACAATGCCGTCCGAAGCGGTCTTGTCGATTGACTTGATGCTCGCTCCAGCTTCGCCTTTGAGCAGCATCACCTTGACGTGCTCGTCTATCTTCGCCATTTCATCACCCCCCCAGATTAAAACGTTACGTCCTGCATGATTTCGAGCACACCGCGCATGACGGTGAAAACGTCCCCGTTGCAGCAGATCTCGAAGTCGTAGAAGTACTTACCTGGCTTGGCGTTTGCCGTGTCGCTTGGAGCTACCCGCACGGTGTAAGCCCCCTGCCCGACCTTGGAAACGCCGTCAGAAAGCGACTTCTTGAAAAGGAATCGGTTGTCGCTGCGATTGGACTTGCAGGTGAAATTGGCTCGCTCCAAATCCTGCCCGAAAGGCGCTCCCTCTTCGTCGTAGACCTGAATCCCGAAGGAAAGGGTATCACCGCGAACCATGCGGATATACTTGTCTTCCATAGTGAAATTAGCTCGCATCATAACCACCTCGAAAAGTCTTCGACCTTGATTCCAGTAACGTCTCCGCGCCATGAGATGACGTTCTCCCCGACGTTTAGGCGCAAATCGGCGTAATCGCCCGTTACGCGACGATTCATCAGGGCATCGCCATGATACGCGTTCATTTCCTCGGCATCTATCGTGATGGATTCATCATCGATTGAGAGCGAAAGCACGGTAACCGCGTTGATTGCCAGCTCGACGTTGCCGCTGCCGTACACCGTGACGGTCGGCCTTGACACGACGTTTCCGCGATTAGTCAGCGAGATTTGGTTAAAGCTGTTGCTCGCCATTGTGACGCTCAGCGTGAAGTTCACCGAAGTGCCAGCCTTGATGTCGAGCCACAGCGCATCGTACTCGGCGTTCGGATCAGCCGTTGCGGTCATAGTCGAGTCGCCGTTGCTCTTCAGCTCCATGTACGAGTCGCCGAAAGACCTGGACGGTGAGCCGTCGATGAGCCCTAGCGCGCATCCGGCAGCGCTGCCGCTAGTCGAAGCGGTCAGGGTGTAGTTTCCATGAAGCGACATGCTCTCGATTGGAACCTCCATCTCGACATCGCTCGTTGCCTTGCCAGCAACCCTGATGCTGCCGTTGCTCGAAGTGACCGTTATGCCGAACTTGCCATCCGTCGAATCTTGGACGTGCAAGAGCTGGTTCACGATGTCGAAAGTCCTGTCCACCGCATCGTGCTTGAACGGCTGGACGTGCATCTTGACCTTCGCCGTTCGGAACCTCACCAGGCGGTCGAAGTCGATTTGGTCGAGAATCTGATAGCGGTAGTACTTGTCTGGCTCATTGCCGAAAACGACCTCGCCCTCGGAATCGAAGAAGGCGATTGCATCGTCGATGTCGAAATCGCCGTGAAGACCGATGCTCAGCTGCTTGTCGTAGGCGGAATAGCCCAGCTTCGTAACTATATCGCCGTCGCGCCCGTCGATTGTCGCGTTGCTCGTGCGCATCTTCGGTTTCGTAATCGGCGGAAGGGACTGGATTATCAGCCCCTTGACGCTCGTGCTCTTCTCGCCGTTCAGCTCGATGTAGTTAACCATATGAAACACCTCCTATTCGTAAATCGCGTTCGTGACCGTGCGCTCCACGAACTTTCCAGCCACCTCGTCATCGAGCACGATGTGGACGCGCTCAAGGGCTTCGATGACAGCGTCGACGACGCTGGAATTGGCGACCGTACCAGCTGCGGAATAGCCGCTGTACGCGATCTGCTGGTCGCTCACGAAAGCCGAAGGGTCTGGCATGGCATCCTGCATCTGACCGACAACGCTGCCCATCTCGTCGGTGAAGCCCTCGCCGATGCCCTGGGCGATGTGCTTGCCGACTTGATCGCGGAACACTCGCGAAGGCGAGTGAATGCCAAGCGTGTTCTTAATGCCGTCCAAGATGCCGTTTGCGAAGCTCGCCACCTTGTTGGCCAGCCATCCAGCAGCGCCGCTGATGCCATCCCAGATGCCGTGCACGATGTCGGAGCCGATGCTGAGCACGCGACCAGGAAGCGAAGAAATCCCGTTGACCACGGCGTTGAACATGTTCCTTGCTCCTTCGGCACCGCGCGATGCCATCTGCCCAGCCCAAGAGCCGAGGTTTGAGATGACGCTGCCAAGGTAGCTTGCGATGCGCCCAGGCAGCTGCGAGACGAAGTTGATCGCGTTGCTCAGGAACTGCGAGCCCGCACGTGAAGCGTTGGATGCCATGCTCGAAACCCAGCCAACGACGTTGGAAATGACGCTGCTCAGGAAACTCGCGACGTTCGCGGGAAGGTTCGTGATGAAGTTCACGACGTTGCTCACGAACTGCGAGCCCGCGCTAGCCGCCTGTGCCGCCATGTTCGAAACCCATTCGGTGACCGTTGCGATGACGCTGTTCAGCCAGTCGGCGAACATCTGCGGTAGCTGCGAGATTGTCGTGTCGAGGTTCGTGAAGAAGTCCACGATTGCCTGAATCGCATTGCCAACGAAGTCCTGGATGCCTTGCCACGCATTCATAACAGCTTCTCGGAAACCCTCGTTGGTGGTCCAGAGCGCGACTATTGCAGCGACCAATGCGCCTATCAGGGTCAGGACTATGCCCAGCGGGTTGGCCGACATAACCACATTGAGAAGCTGCTGCGCGATTGCCACTCCTTCCGTGGCGGTCTTCCATGCGCTGAACGCCGTGACCAACGCCGTTATCTTCTCAGCCACAAGCAAGCCGCCAATCGCGCCAGCGATGGCTGCTAGAAGCGGGGCTATCGTCGGAAGGTTGTCCTTCAGCCACGATATGCCGTCCTTGATTGGCGGAATCACGGCCGACACTGCATCGGTGATTCCGTTGATGAAGCCCGTCACGTTCTCGCTTCCTATAGCGTCGTAGATCTGCATAAGGCCGTCAACGAAAGCCGCCTGCATGTTTCCCATAGCGCCCTCGAACGTGGACGTGGAGGTAGCGGCCTGCTGCGCCGCGTCGGTGAAGCCCAAATCCATGATGGCTTGGTTGAACTCGTCGGCTGTGATTTGGCCCTTTTCCATAGCGTCGCGGAAGTTGCCAGTGTAGGCGCCGTTCTTCTGCAACGCTTCTTGCAGCTTGCCAGACGCGCCAGGAATCGCGTCCGCCAGTTGGTTCCAGTTTTCCGTAGTCAGCTTGCCAGCGCCCGCCGTCTGGGTCATGACCATTGCAACCGATTTGAAGGTTTCTGCGTTGCCGCCCGCGACGGCGTTGAGGTTGCCAGCGGCCTGCGTCAGACCCGTGTAGTCCTGGATGCCGTTAGCCGCCAGCTGCGCGGTCGTGTTGGCAACCGTGTCGAGGTCGTACACCGTTTTGTCGGCGTAGTCCTTCATATCATCCTTGGCTTTGGAGATTGTCGAATCGTCGTAGCCAGCGAAGCTCATTGTCGATTCGAACTTCTTCAGAGCGTCGGCGGAGTTGATTGCTTCGCCAGCAAGGTTCTGGATGCCGTTGATTGCCGACGTGAGGATGTTGCCAGCTAGGTTGGCGATGGCACCCTTCAAAACGGTGAACCCTCCCTCGGCTCTGCGCGCCTTCTCCCCAGCGTCCTCGACCGATTCGCCGAGCTTGCCGCTTGATGTTGCGGATTTGCCCATCTGCGATTCGAGGTCTCTGATTTCGTTCGAAGTCTTGTTTATGTCCGCCTGCGCGCTGTTAATCTGCGTGCGCATACGAGACATGGAGCGCTCGTTCTGGTCGTTGGCCGTGGTCGATTTATCGACCTGCTCTTTCAGCTTTGCGACCACTGCGGCCTGCTGCTTGTACTCCGACGACGACGTTCCAAGCTCGCGCCCGATGCGTTCCAGCTCGGACTTCTCGCGGCTGTACGAAGCTATCAGCTGCTCGTGCTTCTCCTTGTTTTGCTGGTACTCGCTGCCCATCTTCGCATACTGCTCGCGCAGCGTGGAAAGCTTCGCCTTCTGCTCTTCGAGCCGATGGGTCAGCGCCGTCTGCTTTGCGGTAAGCGCTTCGATGCTCGTGTCGTTCTTGTCGTACTGCGATGAAACGAGCTTCAGCTCGGACGAAACCTCCTTGAGGTTCTGCGAGATGTTGCGCAGCGCGGCGCGGTAGCTTGACTCTCCCGTCAGCTTGACCGCACCACCGAAACTTGCCATACGATCACCTCCTTTGTTAGAACCATTCCTCGTCGCTCATAGACTGCGCTTCGAGCTTGGCATACGTCGATCCGCTCGCCCTCAGCTGCGTCTCGATGTCGAACGTGTCCTTGTATGCTTGGTAAAGCGCCCGAAAGCGTCTGAGCGTAAGTCTCCCGACTTCCTTGTCGGACGAAAGCCCCAAGCGCGTCCGCCCGATGAAGTAATACCACGCGAAGTTAATGGTCGGGTCGTAGTCGAAAATCACGTCTTCGTCGTGGATTACTCGTTTTTTGAATCATCTGCTGCGGAATCGACCACCGTCTGCTGCACCTTGCTCGTCACTGATTCAAGGCCAACCTCGGTGAGGATGCGGGCAACCTTGCGATGCGTGAGCGGCTTCTCGTCGGTGCCGTCCTCGTCGTTCGAGATTTCGATGCCCTCGTTAATCATCTGCGTGGCACCGAAAACTAGCGCCTTGATGTTAGGCTCGCCTTCTTCGGGCTCCACAAGCTTGCCCCATGCTTCGATGCTGCCGTACTCGTCCTGGATTGCTTCCATGACGTTGAGGTCGAAGGCGAGCTTGTACGTCTTGTCCTTGTACTCGATTTCCTGCAACTTGCTTCTCATGTTGTTCCTTCCTCCTTAAAACAATGGGCCACGGCGATTGCCATGACCCATTATCGCACATATGTTCCAGCTATTATTCCGTTGCCTTAAGCTTGTCCTTGACCCAGGAAACGGCAGCTTCCTTAGTGTCGAACGTCTGCGCCGCAGACCAGTTGCCGTTCACGAGCTGCGCCGCAGACCCCTCGATTTCAGGCGTTTTGAAGTCAACTTTCTCGCCCTTCGTCTGATCTTCCTGGCTAGGCTCGGAGAACTTGACCTTGTACAGGAACTCGGCCTTGTACTTCAAAGCGCCGTTGACCATCTTGGTGATAACACGGCCCAGGCCGATGTATGGGGCAACGTCGTTCGCGTTGCGCACCATCTCGCCCTTGCCTGCCACGCCGTCATTGACTGTGTGGCCGAGGATTGGCGCGAAAATAGTATCGTCATCGTCGGCAACGCCGAGCGTCACGGACGCGCTGTTGAAGCTCTTGTCGGATTCCGCGAGAGCGTCCTCGGCGTAGAGCGTCGCGTCGTTGTTCGTGACGGAAACCTTGCAGGAAACCGCCTTGCCGAAAGACTTCGCGCCATCATAGGCAGGTGCTCCGTCCTCGGCTTCGGTGAGCTTCGCCCACCAGATGTTGGTAAGGCCGATTTTAGCCATCTAAATCCCTCTTTCCTTTGCGAAACTGAGCGTGACATGGAAGTAGCCGGTATCGTCCTCGTACATGTCGGAAGACGTGCGCGATACCTGCCACGTCCAGCCCGCGTTTTCCATCTTGTCCTTCACCGCTTCCACGAGCTCGGTGAAGTTTCCCTTGGCGTAAACGTCGAAGTCGTAATACGTGACGTACCCAAGCAGTGAATCATCGCCAGAATACGAGCTGTCGTCGTACTCTCGTCTGAAGATGACGTAAGGCTCGCCGTGCCCCTCGTAGGTCAGGAACCGCACGGGAACCTCTTTGCCGTTGACGGCGAAGCCATCGAAAATCTTGACGATTTCAGCGTTCATCGGCTCACCCCTTCGGCAAGTACTTGTCCTGCACCTTTTTCATCGCCGATTCGATCTCGCTGCCCACGAAGCTGCGGCGCATGAAAGGGTGCCGTGGATATGGCGAGTTGCTGCGCCCGTATTCGAACAAGTTGCACACCAGCGGCGCTGGCGTTCTCTTCCCGTCTTCGTTCTCGAAATATCCGTAGAACGCGACCTTGGTTGCAACGCCGTCATCGGATGGCGTTTTGTACGAGCGCGTCAGCTTCAGGCACTTCATGATGCCCGACTTCCCGAAGCTCGACGGGACGTTGGCCTTGACGTTCGCCAAGACCTTCTTCGCTCCCTCGCGCGTCATTTCTTTGAGCATCGTGTCGGTGTTCTTGTCGAGGGACTCGAACTGCTCCATAAGCTCGGTCGGGAGCTGCTCTTCGAATGTTGCCATCAGTGCGTCACCTCCTTTGCCTGAATTTCCACCTCTACGTTGGCGTAATCGACGTTGTTCAGGTACTGGATCTCGTAGCGCCTTCCGTCGAACAGAACGACCATGTCTCGGTCGATTCTCGTTTCAGGCGGATAGCGAATCGTGAAGTTCGTCGTTGCCGCTTCGAAGCTCGTGCCGCTCTTGATGAGCGTGTACCCTCGCGTCGTTCTCACGCTCGCGTAGGCTTCCATCACAGGCTCGTCAACCGTGCTCGGGAACCCCTCAGCGTCATGCGATGTCTTCGGCTTGACGATCTGGATGCGGTGGTTGTACTTCCCCGCGTTAATCATCTTGCTTCACCGCCGATGGAAGAAGATTGACGGAGTGCATGTCGAGGATGCTTTGCACCGCCAGATTGACGTTCGCGGAATCGACGTACAAGGCGCGGTTGTCGTACATGTCCTGGCAAAGCACGAACAAGGCGATAACGAGGTCGTTGGATTCGTCTAGCTGCTCCGCCGTAAGCCCCGTGTACTTGCTCATGTACGCTGTTGCCGCGCCGATAATCGTCTTCAAGAACCCTTCCTCGGAATCGGTCACCTCGCCGACCCGCAGATATTCCGCAAGGTCGGCCGAAGTGACCTCCGAGACTTTCGCGATCTGGTTCATCTAATCCCCCCTACTCTTGGGGATTCGCGTCCCCGGACTTCTTGGCGTTCCTGCCGCGCTTGGGCTTGACCTCTTCGATGTAGCCAGCCTGCAACAGATCGGCCACCAGTTCGGCGTTGTCAATCTCGCGCGTCTCGCCCTCGTGCATCGAGATTGCGCCGCTGAAAGACTTCAGCGCCCTATGCACTGGCCATCACCAGCTTGGCCAGCTTCTGGGCGTTCTGAACCTTGGAGTCGAACTCGAACCAGGAGATGACGCCAGTGGCGTGCTCGTCCGCGTACTTCTCGCGGAGGACCTCAGTCGTGATGTTCTCGGAGAACTTGGTGGCCAGGCCAGTCATGTCGCCGTAGTAGATGACGGCCTTGTCGCCAGCGATGTCGGGCATGTTGTCGGACACGTAGACGGGCTTTCCGAGAAGGACGGTGCCGAACGGGGAAGAGATGTCGTCGTTGAGCAGGTAATGACCATCGGAACCTTTCAGCAGTCGGAGCGCCGTGCGGGTCGCGGGGGACATAATCCAGATTGCGTTGCCCTGGAAAGCGTCCTTGATGGAATCCTTCAGCTTGACAACCTCGTCGGCGGTGATTGCGTTAGCAGCCGCTGCGGTCACGGCGTTGGTGAGCTTGGAAAGGCCCTCGACCTTGCCATCGGTGCCGATGAGAAGCTCATGCTCGATGAAGCGCGCGATGTCCTCGCCCATCTGGTTTACCACGAAGGAAACGATATCGAACTGGCTGTTGTTGATAAGCGAGTTGCTAATCTTGCTCAGAGCACCAGCGAGGAAGCCGTCGAGCTCGATGTTCTTGAACTCGCCGTTGGAAGAGGTCAGCGGCTTGAACTCGTCAGCATACGCGACGGTGATGCCGCCAGCCGTGGTGTCGTAGTACGGAATCTGGAGCTTGCCCTTTACGTTGTACTTCTGAGACTTCTCAAGAATCGGCGAGACGTCGTAGACCTTCTTGATGATCTGCTGCGCGATGGTGGTCGGGATGACGGAACCGTTGTCGGTCTTGGTCAGCTCGCCAGCGCGCTCGTGCATCACTCGGCCACGGATGAAGTTCTCGAATGCGCGGCGCTCCTGCTGCTCAGGAGTCGGCTTCGGCTCGCCGCCATCTGGCGTAGGCTCCTGCTTCTGCTGCTTCCCCTTGGAATCGTCAAGCTCGTCGCTGATTTCCAGCGCGTCCTTGATGCGCTTCACATCGTCGCGGATTTCCGCAAGCTTGGCGGCTTCGTCCTCGGTAAGCTCGCGCTTGTTGACTTCGGCATCGGCGAGAATCTTCTCGGCCTGGTTGATCTTGTCGTTCTTCAGCTCCACGAGGTTCTTGTAGCTCATGTCGCGAGTATGGAAAATCTTCGGCATTGTTAGCCCTCCTTCATCTCGGCAATCATTGCCTTGTACTCGTCGTAATTGATTTCTTTCTGCGGTTCTTTCTGCGATTCCTGCTGAGGTTCGGCATCCCGCGTCTCGGTCGGTTCTCCGTCCGCGTCGAAGGACTCCGACAAGAACATATCGTTCTCGGAATCCTCGCTGCGGGCCATGATGAGCGTGCCGTCGTAGGCTGGCACCTTGGAACGGTCGAGGATGGAAACCTCTTCGAGATCGAGGTCGTTCACCTCGCGTGTGAGCATCCCGTTCTCGACTCCGTTCTTGACGTCTCGGTCGTAGAAGCCGAAAGACCAGCCAACCAGGTCACCGCGCTTCGCCATTTCCATGACTTCCTTGTCGGAAATGGTGCATTTGGCATGAAGGCCGATGTTGTCCTCGGTCAGTTCGAGGTTGCCCTTCTTGGTGCTGCCGAGGTCGCGCTGCCAGTCGTGGTTGAGCAGGACGTGAACATCGTTGTTTCGCTTCAGGGCACGCGCGAAAGCGCCCGCCTTGATTCGCTCGATGAACTTCCCCATGCGCGAAAGCAGCGGCTTGCTGTTCCGCTCCACGGCGTTGACGTAGCCCTCGATCTCGACCGCATCTTCACGAATGTTAATCTGCATTGATTTCACCCCCTTGCGCCTGAACTGCGCCGCCAGAATCCGAAATGCCAGCCGCCTTCGTGGAGTCCGTGTTCGGGGTGTACGTCTCTCCCGTGGCGGTGTCGAAGAGAACAGAGCCTAGTCCGAGGTCGATGAGGTCAAGCCCCTGAATCTCATTCATGTTCTCGTTGCGGCGCATTTCGTTGATTGTCATTATGCCACATTCTTTCGCAAGCTGATACGTCTCGTATCGTTCCTTCAAGCTTGCCTTGATAATCTCGCGGCTGTCGAACGCGAAGAAGTAGTTTCGCTTCTCGCGCTCCAGAAGAAGGTCGCGATTTAGCGCCGTTTCGAACGCCCGCACGATTGGGTAGATTGCGAACTTCCACGTCTCCTCGAAGTTGTCCTTGATGTGGAAGATGCCGTTGATTTCCTCGGCCATCGTACGCTTGTTCTCATCAAGCTGCATCTCGGTGGAAGTGCTCGACGCTTCTTGGAACTCGATGCCGTTGTTCAGAACGACAACGTTTTCCTCAGTGTTTCCGTAAAGGTTCGACCATGCTCTCTTGAGCGTGTCGATTTCCTCCTGCCCAAGCTTGCGTTGTGCCTTCAGGAAGCCGCGCTTGTTTCCGCCCGCCTTCACCAGCCCGAGCTGGTACATGAGCGTTTGGTATCCCGTCTCCAAAGCCTTCGCGACTTCGACGGTAAGGCCGACTCCTGAAGCGCCGTCCTTCGTGTTGCGCAGAACCTTGACGAACTCGAAAGGCTTGTACGTGTCCGCGCCCACGATAATGTCATATGACTTGTGGATCGGGTCGCTGTTGATGTTGATGCTCACCGCGTCGCACGCCACGTAGTATAATCCCGTCACGTCGTTGCGGCTGCGCTCGATGTAGCAATAGCCGCCTTTGCCCATGAGATAGTCTTCGACCATCGCCTTCTTGAGCTGGAACCCGTCCAGCGTGTCCCCCGTGTCACCGTTGAGCATCCTCGTTCGCGGGTCGTTCTCCACATCTTCGACAACGCCCTTCTTGGTGCGGTACAAGCGAACGGGCATGCAGGCCACGGCGCTCGTGATGAAGTCAACCGCGCCAGATACTGCGGGCAGCATCATCGCCTTGTCGCGGTTGATTGGCTCGTTTGCGAGCAATGCACGCAAGAGCACGTCGTTCACCGTGCCGTCATTGCCGATGACGTTCTCAGCGGAGCGCTTGCGTTCCCATCTATCGCTGAACCATCCCATAGAATCACCCCTTTAGATGACCTGAACCGTGAAGTCAGGCATTTGATTGAATACGACGTCCTGCTGAAGCAAGTATACGGCGTTGATAAGCGAAACCACCATATCGACCTTGCCTTTGCTCTTCTTCTTATGGACGTACATGTTTTTATTCGTGTCGTATGAGCAGCGGGCATTCTGGAAGTTGATTTCGAGCAGTTTGTTGTCGGTGTACTCGAACTCGCCGCAAAGAATCTTCTCCCTCAGAAGTTTCGTCGGCGGGTGGAGCACGCTGGAATGCTGCCTGATTTCTACGGTGTTGTATCCCGCGCCCTCCAGCTTCTGCGCCGTGCTGAGAGCGTTCCATCGGTCGTAGCCGATTGCCTGCACCTGCACGCCGTACTTTTCCTCGATGCCGAGGATGAAGTCCTCGACAACTTTGTAGTCGATAACCCTGTCACCGCAGGCGATGCACTTCCCAGCTCTGACGAACTCGTTGTAGTCAATCTTCTCGCATGCGTTCTTCTCAGGGATGCGGCCCTCTGGCACGAAAGCGAAAACATCGGCGAGGATGTTTCCGTCATCGTCTGCCGCCACCATTGCAACCGCCGTGTTGTCGTTCGTCTCAGAAAGGTCTAGCCCAAGATACACGACGCGGCCCTTCCAGTCTATGTTCGCGACCTTGCATGCCTGAACGTCTGCAACGTCGATGAACGTCTCGGTACCCTGGCCCTGGTAGATGATGTTGCAGTGTTTGGTGAGGAAGTTCTCGCGTGCCGATTCCACCGCGATGGCGTAGGCGCGTTTTTTCTTCAGGTCTTCCCAGATCTCAGGAATCTCCAAACTCACGGGATTCGCCTGACGCATGACCAAATCGTCGGTCATCCAATCCTTGGTTTCGTCTGGCTCGTAGAGCAAGGCGAACAGCGTATCGTCTTCGGCAATGCCGTCGAGAACTTTCTTGGCGTATGCCACCTCGTCCTCGAACGGGTTGTCGATGGTCGGGTACTTGGTGCTGATGATGAAGCCGAGCTTGTTCAGGATGTTGAGCTGTCCAGACTTCATCGCTTCGACGGCGTAGCTCGTCGGAAGCGCCCCAACCTCGTCCGCGCAGAATGCGCTTGGAAGTCGGCCATCCATTCGAGACGTTGAATAGCTCAGAGGAACGTACGTCGAGCTTTTCGGCTTGAAAGTGATGCAGTCGCGCAGAATCTTGAAGCGTTTGTTGCCCTTGTACTCGTAGACCAGCGGGGACGAGCGCAGGGTCTGCGAGATTGCTTCGCGTATCTGCCTTGACAGCGCCCCGTCTGGCGCGACCGAGAAAAACTCCGAGAATCGCGGCTCGGTCAGCATGAGTATGATGAAGATGGTCGCTACCGTGTACGTCTTGAAGTTCTTGCGGGCGATTTCCAGCAGCCCGATTTCGTAGCGCCGCTTCTCAGGATTGTCACGGTAGACGGTACACAGAACGGCGATGTAGAGCAGCCATTGGTAGCCAGTCGTGCATTCGTAGAGCGTCTGCCCAGCCTTCAGGCCCTTCGGCATGATAAGCAGTTTGAGGATCGACTCCATCTGGTGAATCTTCTCGGCGCTGACGAAGTACTTGTCGCTCTTGCCCTCGCAAACGTCCATCCATAGGCGCATCTGCTTCTTGACGTACTTGGGGCAAGTGTCAGCGTCTATCGTGCGCTCACAGTACTCGTAACCCCTATTCCTCGCCATCGCTGTCACCGTTGATTATCGCCATGAGCGGGTCGTAACCCGAATCGCGTTCCTCGTCCTCCTTGGCGAATCCCTTGATGATTTTCATGAGCGTGGTCACCGTGCGGTTGGCCGAGTCCGTGGTCTTGTTGTACTCCGTGACCGCTGGGTTGACGTAGATGTTCGCGCGACCCTTCACGTACTCCTTCGTGACGAGCGTTCCCGTCTCGCGGATTGCCGACTCAAGCTCGGTGAGGTTGTTGAGCTGAACCTGATACCGCTTGAATGTCGTGACGAAGAAGAAGTTTGTCTGTACGCCTGTCTCCTCCGCGATCTTGAGAATCTCGCGGGCTTGTTCATTGAGCGATTGCTTAGCCATTCTCGGCACCTCTCTTCATATGCGTCTCGAAGTAGTTGGCGAACTGCCAGTTTCTGCACGTGCAATAGGATTTCGTCCTGTAGTGCCTGTCCGCTGGGTTGTTGTATTTCGCGTCGATTGGCAGGCGCTCAGCGCCCTCGATTCTCACCGTCACGCCATTCGAAGAGTAGTCGATTGTGCTTCCGTCCTTACGTCTGAACGCCAGATGGAAGTTGCTCTCCCACCTGTATGGTTGCGAGACTCCGCAAAGGTAATACACGTCTCCGCCAAGCTCTATGTCGTGCGCTTCCCTCAGCCTGTTGTTGATTCTGCCGTCATAGTCACCTACAAGGCACCTGGCGCAATGGCGCGACAAATCGACATCCCTCACTGACTTGAGCCAAAGGTACTTGAACGTTCCCTCTACCTCTATCGACTTGATAATCATCGAATCGCTCTCCTTTCTCTCATGAAACCTCGCTTGTACAAGTATACCCCTATATCACTCAAGGTCCAGCGCCCTTTTCACGTCTCCGTTGCGCTTGTAGCTTCTTCCGTTCGGAAGCGGGAGGTCGAACTCGAAGTCTATTGCGTCGATGCCCTCAAGCTCGATTTGCAGCTTGTCCATGTCCCATTCGGCGAACTCGCTCGTCTTGTTGTCGGCCAGACGGAACTCCTTCACCTGCTCGGGTGTCAGATCATCCGCCACGATGACGGGAACCTGCTCCAATCCGAGCTTGTGCGCAGCCTTCAGCCGCGTGTGCCCGTTGATGATGACGTTCTCGCCGTCAACGACGATTGGAACCTTGAAACCGAACTCCTTGATGCTCGCCGCTACGGCATCCACCGCGTTGTCGTTCAGTCGCGGGCTGTTCGCGTACGGAATCGGCGAATCAACATCCATGTAGGTTACTTTTGTCTTATACATGCCTTGAAAATCTCCTTTCTCGATACGTTCGAGGTCGCTATGGGGGAAACGTTAGAAAGAATCCCAGATAATCGCCCTTAATCAAGGATAATCGGAGTTTTTCACTCCATAAACCGCCGTTTTCCAAAAAAGCCCAGCATATTGAAAATTTAGTATTTAGCCATGGGGCGTTTGATAGCGAGTTGAGCCGCCCGAATTCCCATAGGGCACGGGGGGTTAGCTTCTTCCAGCAGGATGTCCACACAGAACGATAGACAGCCTTAATTGCTTCCAATTCTCTTCGCCGCAAGCCCACGCAGGTATTCCTTCGTCAGCTCGCCATCGTCCGCCATCCTATGATGCAGCCTGCATAGG